TTACTCTAAATTGAGGAGCAAACTGAGCACTAATTCCTGTAGGAACCTTTCCTCTTGACCTAACTCTTATTTGAGGAGTAGAAGTAAGCATCATCATAGTTGACGAATCCAGACCCCCATCACCACCAATAGTAGGATCATCACCCCTATCACCTGGATCAGTAATAACTTTAGTTATTTCACCAAAAGGTCCAAACTCTGGTTCAAAGCATCTTTCTTCACCAGTTATATTATCTTTAACACATACAACATCTCCTGGACCGTAATTAATTCCACCATCAACAATTTTAAGATCATCTAAACCTAGACCTACTGGATAAGAAGGAGTTTCTGATTCACCTGGTTTAACAGGAGGTGTCCATCCATTGCCAGGATCAAATATATCAACTCTATCCACCTTACCAACTCCAGTTATCATTTTTGGACATGGTGGAGGAATTAATATTGCAGAAACACCTATAGGATTAACTGTCCAAGGTTGACCTTTTGCCTTACCTGTTCTTGGATCTATCTTTGCTACATTTGTTTTTTTAGTAATCTTCACTGCTGCTACTGCAGGATTACTACCAAAAGGTGCTTGGAAATCACGATTGAATAAAGTTAATTCTAATGTTTGTTTTCCTTTTGGTGCATTAAATGAATGATTCTCAATTGGTTTTAATTCCTTCCCATCATGCCTACTAGTATAACGAGAATCAACAGTAGCTCTACATATCTGAATTCCATTTAATTTAACAGTCAATTCATCATCAGCCTCTGCTTTAATATCATAAGTTCCATCTTCAGGAAAATCAACATTACTCCAAGTCATTGTCCATGTAGTTCCATTATGAGTTTCAATATACTCTTCATCAGTATTCCAAGTAGGAGTAATAAATGGACCTAACTCTCCATTTGCATAAGTTGCTAATGATGGTCCATTATAAGTTACTCCATCTTTTGCAGAACCACTAACAAGACCTTTACCATATTCTATTTCAGTTCTATCTTTAGAAGGAATTCTAAATTTACAAGTTCTACCATTTAAATCATAAAACTCACCCTCAGTAACAGAACATACAACATCTTTAAACCATGCAGCCTCATCATTAGTACCACCAGTACCTGCAGAAAAATCACTAGGTATATCTTCCATCTGTATAACATTCTTACCTTTATTTCTTAGTTGTATTGCTGAATTATTATTACCACCACCATAAGAATTGCTAATTGTAACAGTTTTTTGTTGACTTCCACTTCTACCACTTCTTGTCCAAGTTTTACCTGCTACTTTAATAGCATCTATTGCAACTCCAGCAGTTCTTGGATTATCATTCCAACTTAAAGTAAAGGTTACTTTTCCTTCTCCTATTAGAGATCTACCATCATCTGCAAACTTTACATTACCACTATCAATAGTAAATGATGCATTACAATCACCACCATGACCATCTTTTAAACATAATCTAGTATTATTACTAGTAACTTCAATAGGATTATTTACAGAATGCAATCCAGCAAATGAAATTCCACGACCAGTTCCTGCTGCATATGCTTTACTACTACTTGTAAATTCTACATCATAAACCTTCCCAACCTCAATACTATGATTATGAGTTTCAGAAACAGAAGGTTCCTTATATCCTTTATTATCATCAAATAAAGTTGTATTATCCGCAAATAATTTAATTCCAGCACCATACATTGTTGCAATACTTACTTTAAATGTAACATCTATATTCTTCGAACCAATAATTTCAGTTATTTTTGTATTTTGCTTTGATGCCCAATCTGCTGTACTAAAAATCTTTTTATCAATTACATTAAAATCAAATTGTTTATCATTCTCTACTTGAACCGTTATTTGATGAGTACCTTTTGTTAAAAATATCTTAGCAGTGTTAGGAGAGATGTTGTTATATAAACTAAGTTTTGGTGTTGTCTTTGATCCAAGAATCTCATTCCCATCAATAAAAATTTTACCAATCTTATCTATTGCTGCTCTTAAACCATAAAATCCTTCATGTGGTAGTTCTACTTCCCAATTATTAATATAAGAAACTCCTGCTCCATCACTTCCATCTGCCCCTAATGGAGGGATAGGAGAAATAGCATAACGATTCATCAATTTTTCCCAAAAATCCACTCTTACTGGATACCAATTTTCTTCTACACCTTGCTGGAATCTCGTAGTCCAAATAGGATTATTAGGACATCTTCCTTGCTGCTCTGGAGGTCTCTCTGTTGGAATAGGAGGCATGGGAGCATCAATAACCATTGCAACACCCATAGGATTTTGATTCCAAGACTTAACAGAAATAACTTCAACATCCTCAACTATAAAAGCAGTCTTAATCTGAACAGCAAGAGCCATTGGATTTCCCTTTGCTATTGGTTTACCTGCTAACTGTTCTAATTCTGCTTTTAAAGTATAAGTACCTTCTCTAAAATACTTAACATCAAATGATTTACCAGTTCCAGTTGAACCATCTCCTCTAATTTTAAATCCATCCTTCCTTATAATAATATCTTCTCTTCCAGGATGAATAAATGTAAGAACTACATTATCATCAACCATAATCTCTATGGAATAATTTCCATCATTAGGAAATTTAATATTGTTCCATAATATATCATGAATTCCTGCATAATCATCGGTAGACGCATTTGGATGATCAGGATATCCCAACACATCTTCAGTAATCTTCTCAGTTGTATTAATTGGAACAACACTATTAATTTTTACATTAGCATATCCACGACTATCAAAACCATATTGAACAGCATCATCGTATTGAAGAATAGTTTTATCTACACCAATAAATGAACCAGATGTTTTACTACCACCTAAAGATTTTATTAAATATTTTTTACCAGCACTAAATATACCAATTCCACTAAGTTTCTCAAAACGTGTTCCAGTCCTCTTTAATATAATTTCACCATCATCTGCTTTTATTTTTACCTCTCTCACAGCCATTCCATATGTTCTGGCATCATCATCCACAATCATTTCTAATCCAACTTTAACTTTACCAGTCCCAGTCACTTTCATATAATTTCTACCATCTTCCCCTCTTAAGAATTTGACAGAAGCTTTTGATTCTTTAATAACATCCCTAGTCACCCGTTTTTCTATTTTTTCGACTACAGTGGGATCAAAGGGAAGAACACCAAAACGATTTAAAAAATTAGAATCTTTACCAGCACCAGGATTAATCTTCCATAATTTTCTATTTGCTCTCTCCATCCAATCAACTGTATTAAAAATTATATCTAAGTTCTCATCTTTTAAAGTAGAAGGTATTTGAGGTGGTGGAGTAGGAACCATAAATTTACAGGTACTACCATTTATATCATAAAATTTTCCAGAACTGCAAGAAGCAATAATATCTGACCAATCTTCATCAGTCCATTCCTCCATCTCAATAACTTTTTCACCTTTATTTCTTAATTTTATATGAGATTCATAAGAACCTCCATCATTAGGAGCACTTATAGTAACAGTTTGAGTTTTACTTCCACTTCTACCTGATTGAGTCCATTTTTTATCCATAATCTCTATGGTTCCCAATGCTGTCCCTGCTGTCCTTGGATTATCATTCCAACTTAAAGTAAAGGTTGCTCTTCCAGTTCCCTCTATAGTTTTTCCATCATCACTAAATCTTACATTACCTTTATCAATAGTAAAGGATGCATTACAATCACCACCATCACCATCTTTTAAACACAATCTCTTATTATTATTAGTAACTTCAATAGGATCATTTGCGGAATTCAATCCAGTAAATTTAATTAGTTTTCCACTTCTAAGAGAACCCTTTCCTGCAGATCTGAACTGAACCTTATAAGGTCTTCCATATTCTACAGTTTTTGTAATTGTTTCATTAAGTTGTGGTCCTTTATATCTTTTTTCTACATCAATATCAAGATCTAAAATTTGAAATCCATTTGCATAATTAGCACTTGAAGTAATTTTAAATTTAACTACATCAGACTCTGCATTCTGCGTAACTTCACTTAAATTTGTAGTTTTTTGAACTATCTCTTTAGTCTGATGATTAAATAAATCTATAGAAATTTTGTGAACTCCTGGTTGAGTTATAGTTTTTTTAAATGTTAATGGTTTAGATATTACATTTCCAGCAGCACCACCAGATCCTATTTTAACATCACCTTTAGATAAAGGTTCATTATCAAAATAAAGTCTTGCATCATTATCAGCTTGAACTCTAAATGTATATTCACCTTCCCAAGGAAAATCTTCTTGCCATTCAAATGTATATGTCTTTCCAGCCATATCAGTTCCTTTCACATTTGAAGGTGGAACTGGTGATATAGCAAAGCTATTCATAAAAGCTTTTTTATCATATTCCCAATATGTGCCATATTTATAAGTCACATCTGGCATTACTGGTTTATTTCCAGTCAATATAATATTTTTATACTCAGGTTGGAATTTCATTCCCTCCTCAATCTGAGCAAGACTCTGGCCACTATCTCTTAGATTTTGCCAATACTCAAGACCAGATGGTTCACCCCTTCTTCCCAATAATTTTATATAAAGATTATCAATTTCACCTATAGGATTAGTTCCTGTATTTGCACCCCATGACCAATTAAATACATCATACTTAGTCCTAGTTGTTTCTTCAGGACCAACTACTTTTAATGGAACTTTATCTCTTGTTGTCCACCACTCTAAAATTTTTGTTCTTGTAGAATCAAGTCTTCTTCCAGAACCTAAATCTGACACCGTGGATAAAAGATCTTGATACTTTTGTATTTGTTTAGCAATCGGATCTCTTTGAGTTCCAATATACATTCCTGGATTCCAATCACCCAAATCTTCCCCATTAGGACCAAATCTTCTACCAAATCCAATTCCTTGTAATGGAGGAACACATTTATCTAGATCATATTCTTCATAATCTTCCTCCCTATTATAAAGTTCTTCAACTCCCTCTGTCCTATCATCAAGAATAGCAATTGCAACCGCACCAGATCCCACTCCGCGATCATCTTCAATATTAACTATAGGAGGATATTGATATCCAAATCCTGGATGAACAACATCAACACTCATTAAAGAACCATCTACACCAACTACAGGATTACCCTGAACTCCTACTCCACCACCTCCATAAAAATGAACTCTAGTAGTATCTCTAATTAATTGTTGTCCAGTTGTATCAAATATTACATCAGTTAATCCAAGACCTTCCTCAATATTAAAATTAGTATCTCCTTGTGGATTTAAACCTGTAATACCTTTACAATCACCACCCTCTCCAGCATTGCTCTTAGGCAACATATCTTCTGGTTGCAATCTATTAACTTCATTTATGTTTAAATAATCAACCTTTTCCCTATTTCTAAAAATAAATTGAGTTCCTGGATTTAATTTAGCGTATTGATTTGCTTCGTGAATACCAATATTATCCACAAATCCCCTATCGGTTGATATATAACCGACTCGAATATCACATTTAGTTGCTTCTCCAAAAAGATCGAAAGACATATATTAGTTCCTTATAACAGTTATTTATCAAGTAGTGGATGAATTAAATTCAGATTCTTGAGCGACATTCTCTGCAATTGCTGCAGCAATATCATCATCAAGAGCAACTCCACCTTCAGATAAAATAACATTTTTAGTAGCTTTATCAGGTTCACCAAACGCAGGTTGTGTTATTGGATCCACATATGTTTCACCCTCGGTAAGTTGAGAAATTTTAGTAATATGCTTAGTAGCAGCTTTTTCCATTGCCATTGGACTAGGTAATGCATTCTGTGCTTGAGCTCCTCCACCATCACAAAGAGTATAATAATCAGATACAGCAACATTGGGTGGTTGTTCAAAAGGAAAAACATTCATCTTAATATTTTCAAAATTAAGAGCAGAAGTAAGACTTCCTTTAATATTTCCCAATTTACTAAAAATACTAGTTACTCCTCCACTCACATCAGCAACATCACCAAGAGCATCCGTTAAGAATCCATCAATCCCTCCTATCAAATTATTATTTGTTTGGTCAATTAAAGTTTTATTAACAGCTAAAACAGTAGATATTACATCCTCAGATTTACATACTGGAACTCTAGGCATTCCTTTAGGTTTTTTAATTTCTCCATCTGATGAAGTATCCTCTACTGAAGCATTTTTAAATTGTTCAAACATCTCACCCAATTTTAATGTTTTTCTAATAACACCTTCAATCAATCCAGCATTTCCATTCGTCATTCCAAGATAAGATGATAAAAGATTTTGTCCTATTCCATCTTTAACATCAAGAAACTCCATTCTCTTATATGCAGGTAAAGCAGAAACTGCCTTCGTCATTTCTTTATTAATTGATTTCTGACTATACTCCATCATCTTATCCATTACAGGTTTCATATATTTTGACTGTCTTTTTGAAGAATCTGCAATCAATTTTTCCAAATTTTTCTGTTCTTTTGTAATTGACACTGCATCAGTATAACTCTGTAATGCATTCATTGCTTTATCAATATTCTGAACCAGATTATCCATATCTGTCTTCATCGCTTTATTTGTTGATTCAACAAGTTTATCAGGTTTTAATACAACTCTCTTCTCACAATAAACTCTATCTCTCTTAAGATCACCAGCCGTTTGTATCATGGTGGCTTCACTTTCAATAGTAGCACCAGGTTTGACATCTGATCTTGGAGAATTTGCCTCTTTAGCTCTATCAGAAATTCCTTTTTGAACTCTCTTTCTAATTAACTCAGTAGCTTCCCCTTGACTTAAATTTTTTTTCTCTGCTTCATCCCTTGCACTATTAATATCTGCTTGTTGAAATGGATTTAAATCCTTATTAATAGGTAATCCATATTGACTTAATGGCACTCCTGGTGATGGTTTAGCAGATTCTTCTTCTATTTGCTTATCAATTGGTTTAGTTACTTTCTTATCGCCATCAGGAGGAGCTGGTTTAGAATTACCATCATAATCTATATTTCCCTCAGAATATCCACTAACACATACACTCTTTCCTGAAGTTGTATTTGTTACATCATTATTACCAATCTCAGTTTTTAGATCAGTTTGGGAATTATTTCCCAATACTCCCATAATAACAGGTTGTTCTTCATTTACACCATCTAAGAAAAATCCAAAAACAATATTACCTTGTCTGATCATTGGACTTTGACCAGAATTTTGTAAGTATGCTCCCGCTGTTATGGGATACATTACATTAGCCCAAGGTAAGTTTTCAGACTTAATAACTTCTTCACCTAAATCATGAAGACCAAAAATCCTTACCTTATACCTATATCCCCATCCCCTAATTGTTTCAGGAGATTTAAATTTACCAGGTATTATATTATCGCGCCAATAAGAATCGTCGGCGACTTGTCCCAGCCACCAACGAAAATCTTGGCCAATAAACCCTAAATTAAATCCTCCTCCTTCAGACATGTTTTAATCGTCGTATACTCTACATTCAAATGAATCTGGATGATTATCACAATAAACTTCTAGATGCTTATCTTCATGACGTGTATGCCAATCATTTATCTTAGCCTCACCAGGATTCTCTTCATTCTCTTCATGAGCATGAAAAGCATCATTGTGAAGTTCTAAATCCTCTTTAGAATATTCAAGCATACCATGATTGACATGCTCTTTACCATCCTTTGGATCAATATAAACCTCATGGTTTAAATCGTGTTCTGGAGTGTTAGTTGTCATAAAAGTAATCCCTTACGTTGGTATTTATTCTTTTGGACTGGGACTTCCGACCCTACCAAAGGAATCTCTGGTTAACACTAATTTAGTGTAAGTTTCTTTCGCAGTAATAAAATGGCATAAATCTGTTATAAGATATAAACCACCTTCCTCTTTATTTACTTCATCAGAACAGGCTTTATTTTGAGTGGTTCCTGATTCAGGAATATCCATAAAGACTGTATCACCTGCGTGTAAAGAGAAATTACCAGGTATAACAGTAGTTATCTGAGATGCGAATAATTGATTATAACGCCTTATTGACTGATTGAAAACCTTACTATAGTCAAAGTTTATTTTCTTTGACTTATCCAGTTGATCAGCAATTGGACCAAAATTAAGTTGTCCTGTTGATATCATATTCCAAGTTGTTCTAGTAAATCCAGTATCAGCCTCATCCTTATCAAATGATGCATTTAAATTGGGAAGTCCTTCACCAGCAAGTTTTAAATTACCATCCTTAACTTTTTCCTTTCCTTCTTGACCTAAAGCATTTTCTGTTACACTTTCCCAAATACCTTTAAATGGATCTAATAAAAAACTACGAGTAGAATATGCACCCATTTGTTTTTTCTTTTGAACATCAATACGATTATCCATATCTAATGATAATGCTTTTACATCATATCCAGCAGGAGGATCTGGGTTTGCACTTTCATTATAAATGATAGATAATTTTTGTTTACCAGTCAACAAAGTATCAATTGATTTAAAATGAAATCCGTTAGCAGTTTCCCAAAAGAAATAACCTGCTGTGATCCCTTCTCCTTCAATTTTAGAAGAAACTGCTTTCTTTGCCAAGTCATTTAAAATAAAAAATGGTTTCTTATTTTTACCAATAAAATCTAAAGGTTTTTTAGTTTCTTCAATATCATCTATATTCTTCTTTGTTTTTAAATTATCTTCTAATATAGTCTTAACATGATCAGAAACTTGTCCAGAAAAACAAGTTCTAACTCTTGACCATCCTTGTTCATTATCAAGAAATTCTTTTGATGCTAACTTAAGTTCATATGCTTTATTAGTAGTCTCCCCTAACGTTGGAATAGAAGTTATCTTATTAATAAAAAAGGGATTATCATTCTCATTACTAAAATCAAGTGCATTTCCTTGATTATCTTCTATCTTTAAAGTTACTTGCTCTTCACCAATAATTGGCAATCCTTCAACAACACCAACCTTTCCTCCACTACCACTACCAAATTTTCTTTTTTGTTTAGGAAGTGTATTACCAGTATCTGTAAAAACTACTGATGCTCTAATACTATCCTGAAGAATACTTTCCCAATACTGTAGACGAACTGTTCCTCCTACAATACTAGCATCTGTAGAATTTTTATTTGAAGCAATATCTAATTTTCTGATAAAAGCTGGTTCAGAGGTTTTACCTGATAGATGAGATTTTTTGGTTTTGTTTCCTTGTCCTGCCATAGTTATTTCCTCTTACTTATATTTAACCACGTTCATATAGTCGTGCTGAAATATCATCATTTCCTCCAGAACCACTACCCGTCATTACAGGATAAACAGTTCCTTTTTCAGGTTGTGATGAAGTTTCAGTATTCTCTTGAGGAGGAATAACAACAACCTCTTCTCCACCATTCTCATAAGAAGTATAATCACTTACAGAACTACTTTTCTTTGCAACTTTACTAACATCTAAAGGAACAATATTATTAGCATTACCTTTTACTTGACCATATTGAGATACTTTTTCTACCATTGACATATTAGCAAATTTTTCATATTCATCATGAGCAACTTCTTGGTCATTGATATATGCTTTTCCTGTTTTTATATCAAATCTACCAGAAGCTGTTTTCTTTGTTGTTACTTCATCTTTCTTTTTCTTATCATCAGTTGCCCATATTGATGACTTAGGCATGGTAGTAGCACCACCACCTTTTTCATCCTCTTTCATTGGTTTTCTTGAGAAGAATGCCTTTATTAATAAAGGTGTTGTATTCATGGGATTCAATAACCAAGGAAGAATTGGTATTGATTTCCCCATTAAAAGAGATAATGGACCTATCATTGCCTTTATTCCTAGTTTTGCTGCACCATAAAAGAAGTTTCTTCTAGGAATCCAATTAGGGATCCAATCAGGAGGATCTTTAGGAAAATCAGGTATCTTAATCTTAGGTATCCCTTCATAGAACCTAGCAAATCCTGTTCCTGCCCATTTACCAACTGCCTTACCAACATTGAAAACTTTCTTCAAATCTTCTTTCAATTTATTGAGAACTGCTCCAATACCTCCACCTCTGAATAAAGTGTATAATAAATCTCCAATATAAAATCCAATTGCTCCTCCTAATAAAGTTCCTACCACAGGAATTGGAATTGCTGTTCCAAGCATTTCACCCAATGCAGTTCCTATTCCTATGAATAATGCTTTATCTAATTTACCATCT